CAGCGTATCCTCGCCCTTGAACCGACCCATGATGACCGAGTACTCTTTCTCTTCATGCTTCCGAGTCACCCGTCGGAAACTATCCGCCTGGAAGTCATCCGGATCGCGCAGCCGACAGGCGTGCTCGTTGGGATAAGGTTTCAATCCGATCTGTTTCACATCGATGAGCTGCGTATCTGGATTCATCCCCACCAGGCAGGGCCCTACTTCGAACAACTCCAGCTCGCGCAACTCATTGATATACCGAGGCCGCGCGGCCTTGCCCTCATCCATCAGCATGGATTGCACCACATCATAGGCAAAGGAGAACTCAGCCAGCGTCCCTTGACGCATCTTCTTCCACACGCGGCTGGCAAAGTCCTCCTCCATGTCTAATTGCGCCTTGACATAGAGACCCTCATCGATCTCCTTGGCCTCCAGTACCTGGCCGATATGGGCATCCAGGTTATCCCACTCATGAGAGAAGATCACTGGGATAGGGCGGCCTTTCTCCTTCCACTTGGCCAAAGAGTTGGTGAATGCCCCTTTGATGATCCTATCACCCCAAGAGTCGACATTTCCGAAAACGGCTACCAGAGCCTCGAAGATCCCCTGGGCCTCATCCAGTGCCTTGAACTGAGCTAAGGGATAGGTTTTGTGCAACATGGTTACCTCCCAAACGTCACCGAACACTGACAGTTGGCGTTGTTATCCGCGCCACCAGCCGGATCGCCCGGCCACATCATGCCATTGGAGAACAGATCGCCAATCGGCACTGTCTCTCCGTTCATGGCCGCGTGCTCCGGCCGCGGATTGGTGCTATTCACCTGCCACGTCTTGGTCCTGAGACCGCCCTGCTTAGCTCCCTCGTTGGTGCCAAAGTTGGCCGAGCCTAGCACGGCAGTCGTGGCGATCTCCGGCGCCCGCTGGCTCAAGGCTACCTCGAATACATGGGCCAGGGCCTCGCGCACGATCTCCGCCGTCAGCGCCGTGGCCAGCAGCCCGCGAGTGTGACTGTTGATCTCCTCTGACGCGATCCGCGATCGCTCCACCAGCCAGCCATCCATCCGAATCTCGTCCAGCTCAAACTCCAGCTCCTCGGCCATGTACCCCGCCCAGACCAGCGACGTGGCCCTGCTCAGCCGGTAGTAATCCGCGCCCAGCTCCTCATTCCATCGCTTGGCATCCCATAGCTCATCGACGGAGACGATGGTGGCCTTTTTGGGCGCCTTGCTCATCACCGCATTTCGCTGTCGCTCGAAAGTGTGCCGCATCATCTGGGTCCATTTCTCGATGTGCCGCTCACGCAGCTTTGGCAGCGTCGGGTCTATCTCGCCGGGCCGGGCCTTGATGTCATGCTCGTGATCATGGTCATGTGCCTTGGGTGGAGCGCTATCCCTGGGGCTGGCCTGGCCGCCAATCAGCACATTCAGAGGCGTTGCCAGCATGTCTGCATCTCCGCTAAGGCTGGGTAGATTCATGCGCGCGCGGGCTTCGTTGGCCGTCATCCAGGGCCGACCCACCGCGGTTTGCAGGCTGGTCATCTGCTCCTCGAACGATCCGGCCAGCTTCTCGGCGATGTTGAACTCCACGTAGACGCCCTCGCTATCCTCCATATCGGATAGGAGCTGCAGCTCGATATCCCCCTCGGTCATCTTCAGCCAGGGTCCCAGGCAGTCCTGGTACAGATTCTTATGTTGCTCCTTGATGTTGGAGAAGGTGGCGTTGTCCAGGATCCCGACCATGGGTAGGGGAATGTGATAGGCCCGGGCGCACTCTTCGCGGGTCAGCTTCCGCCCGGCCAGGTACTCGCTCTCCTTGGCGCTGAAGGAGACCTGCTTCCAGGTCATTCCCTCCTCCAGGATCGCCGTCCTGCCACTGTTGTCTTCGCCGCTGTAGAGGGCCTCGAACTCGGCCTTGAATCGGTCCCGCGCCGCCACCGACCAGTCTGCCGCCTCGGCCGGGCGCTCGATGATTCCGCTCATGCGCGCCGCGTTGGTCCAGTATCCCTCGCGATATCTGGCCGTGGCATCTTCTTCAGCCAGCACTCGGCGCAATGTCTCCAGAGGGGATACGCCCTGCAAACTACTGCTGGGATTGTATCCGCGGAAGTGAACCAGATCCTCGGGCGATGGCTTCAGTGTCTTAGTGTCCAGATTGATCTCGTAATTCTTTGGTGCTAGACCACCCTTTACTCTGACGATCGAAGGCGGCACGCGGATCAGGTACAACTTCTTGTTTTCCCAGACTTTCAGCCAGTAAGCATTGAAATAGATGCCCAAATCCGCCATCAGCGCCTCGATCAGTCGATAGCGGGTAGTCCACTCGTTGGGCTTGCCCAGCAGCTTAGCCAAGGGATGGTCGCGCAGCCGCTGGCGATCCGTATCTGAGACTCGCCGGAAGACGTGGAGGCCGAGCTGGGCCACGTTGCGAGCCAGAAAGTCCACGCAAGTCCGCACGTTGGGCTGCAGGCGATAGAGCTGATGATATTCATAGTAATGCTCACCATAGAGGCGAAGCCGCCCATAGGTGGCCGTCGGCGACCAACCGGTGTTCGTATCGGTGAGCAGCCCCTGGCTAATTACGAGCGTCATTGCCCATCACCTGGATGAAATCCACATTAGCCCTATCGATCACTATCTCGCCATCCAGCCCGATCGGTCCCCGTGGCCCCCGCAAGAGAGTCGCATTGCGCAGGATCAGGTATCTTCGCCGCCGCCGCCAAAGGACACCCTGGAATACACTCTCCGTCTTGCAGTTTACGATCACCCTGGCGCATTCGGGGTAACGTTGGAATATCATCGTCGCTTTCGCAGTTTCTCCACCTGTGCTTCCAGCTTGGCCGCTTCCGCCTCTAGTTCTGCTCGCCGCACCGGATCGGACATGTAGCGCATTCGCTTCAGCAGCCTGACTCGCTTGTTGAGCAATTGGGCTATCTTTTGCGCCTGACGTTCAGCCTTGCTCATACCGTCATTACTCCGCGATCCTCATACACGCTCCGCCGTGGCTTCTCGCGCCGCATCGATCTATCCAGGGCCATCACCAGGGCCACAATGCCATCGATCCGCGCCTGGCTCTTGGCCTTGTCCGGCTTAAAGTTCCCCGCGGCGTCCTGTTTGACCACCACGCTGTCGGCCATGAACCGCAACACCGGGTTGCCCCCATGATGCAAGTGTTTCGCCAGCAGCTGCCGCTCAAACTCCTTCATCGGCGCGGCCATGCTCAAAAAGCCTTGCCCCATGCCAAAGACCTGGAGCCCCTCGTCGTCCAGCTCCTGGCTGAGCTGGTAGCCCTGGAACAGCCTGTCCACGTTCAGGCTGCGCAGATCGAATCGTTGCGCATCCTCTAGTATCGCCGCCCGCACCACGCCATAGTCGATGGCATTGCCGTCAGTGACCCTAAGATAGCCCGCCTTGGCCCAGGCTCGATACTGGGCTAGATACTGGTTCCCATCATCGGCCAGCCTGGCCTCCGGGCACCAAAAGCGGGCAATGATGGCCAAATCGTCGGGATTCTCGGCTTTGGGGAAGACCATCACCCAGGCGGTCAGATCGCTCACCGCCGAAAGGTCCAGGCCCCCATAGCACTCGCCACCGACCAGGCTCTCCTCAATGACGACGCCGCCGTTCTCATCCCAGAGGTCCAGATCGATCCAGCGCTCCGATTGCTGCGTCCATTCGTTCAGATGGAACCTCCGAAAGGCGTTCTGCGCTGCCGGGAGGCGCTGCGCACGATTGCACTTGCGGCGCAAGTCGTCTATCTTGACTGAGACGCCCAGGTTAGGGTTGGCCTTGGCCCAGGTGGTCTCGTCCTTCCAATCATCGCCCTCATCCAAAGAGGTGATGAAGGCAAACCAGGTATCGTCCTCGACCGTGCGCTCTAGCACGCGCCGAGAGTAAGCATGATGCTCGTAGCAGATACTGGCCTGATCGCTGCCCGCGGTGGTGATCTCGATAGTGAGGGGTTGGCGCCGTGCGCCCGTGGCCGTATCCAGGGCATCCACCACCCGGCGCGTCTTATGGGCGTGTAGCTCATCGATGAGTGCGGCGTGCACGTTCAATCCGTCCATGGTGTGAGCATCAGCTCCCAGGGGCTCGAACTTGGAGGCCGTTTCCGGAATGTGCAGATTGTCCCTATAGACCCTGATCATCCTGGCTAGTGCTGGAGATCTCTTTACCATGCGCGTAGCCTCGCCATGGGAGAGTCGGGCCTGGTCCCGCTTCGTGGCTGCGCTGTAGACCTCAGCTCCCGGCTCGCCGTCAGCTATCAGAAGATGGATCCCGGTGCCCGCAAGCAAGGTCGTTTTGCCATTCTTCCTGGGGATTTCAACATACACAGTGCGATAGCGTCGTGTGCCATCAGCTCGCTTCCAGCCAAAAACCATCCAGATGATGAACTGTTCCCATGGCTCCAATACGAACGGTTGACCAGCCCATTCGCCCTTGCTGTGCCGAAGGAAACTGAAGAACTGGGCAGTGTGCTCGGCCGCCGCTCGATCGAACCATAACCCGCGTTCTCTGCCATGCTCCAGATCGTCCAGTTGCCGCTCCACCGCCCGTTTGCACAGCTCACATGCCGGGATATTCCCATCGAGCACATCGTGCATGTAGGCGACAACCGGGTGTCTACTCATCGAGACCTTCCATTACCTTGCTCTTGGCCAGATACTCGCCAAATGGATCCTCTCCCTCAACGGTGGCCATGGTAACTCGGGTCCGCGAGCTGGGTGTCATCCCAAACTCCGCCGCCAATGCCCGGAACTGCTTCATGGCATTGAAGGTGATAGCCACCACGGGACGCTGTTGCTCGTAACCCCTACTAGACTTGGGAGCAGTATGATCTGGCCCCATGTCCAGGCGGCCT